TTACGACGGTTTACGCTTGTGTTAGAACTAACAATGTTATCACTGATAGTTGTACGCAATGAAGTTGGAACAACCATAGTGCGGATCTTAGCGTTGTAACGTTGTTCAGCAGTTGTTACCAATTGCTTGTACAATGTTGGGCTGAATACTTGATTGCTGAAACCAGAACCATTACCTGTGTAGTAATAGTTACCGTTAGCAACAACGTATAATGCGTTAACACCACTTGGGCTACCACTTAGTGCGCTCAATGTTGTAGAGCTAGAGTCACTGCTTGGGTTGTTGTAGTTTGTTGTCAAACCAGATTCTGTACCAGAAACTGTGTTGAAAGACATTGTACCAGCATAAGATGCTAATGAACCCATACGACGACCGCTTGTGTTTTGGCTACCAGCTGTAGTTTGGCTGTTACCAGTTGCGCTACCGCTTTGACCGCTGTATTGTGTACCGATTTGGTCAGCACGAACTAATTGTTGTTCTACGTCAAACATCAATTCAATTAGCTGTTTTACCTCTTGGTACGCCTGAGGATCCCCCCCGCTCTGCATAACAGCACGAGCAGTACCTGTTGCGCCGATTGTAGTTTGGAAGATCTGTGTGAAGTTGTTTAAGTTGTAACGCTGATTTGCTTCTGCGTATGTAGAACTAACACTTGCACCTTCTTGCACAGCATTAACTGCTGGCAAGCGATAAATGTCATCAGTCCACAAAGGTTGTGTGCTGTTAACTTTACGCTTTTTGCTCATACACATGTTTAGAACCGGTGTATCGTCTTTAACTCTGTTAGAAACGTCTAAGTCCAAATCCTTAACAACGATATCAGTTGCAAATGCGCCAGTACCGTTACCAATATTTGTAGTTGAAATAAATCCTGCCATTTTTAGGCTCCTTTAAATTATCTACCACCTCTGCCTGCCTTCAATCTTTGAAGTTGGGCTACTAAGAGGTTGTCTGCGGCTTTCTTATCACCGCGATTGGCTTGTTCACGAAGTTTGGCAATATCGTCATTGGGACCTTTGTTAGTATTGGTGCTACCTTTACGTTGCGTCAATACTGCCATGCTTGCTCCTGCTGATTTAGTAGTAGGCTTGTCTCTATATTTCAAACCATCTCTAATTAAACCTAACAATGTCTCATCACTGCTGATAAGATCAATGTTTGGAACTCCTGGTACAATTTCTCGTTTAGCGTGAGGATAGACTTTTTCAATCTTTTCACGTAGCTCATTATATACATATTCGTTTTTCAATTCCTTATCGGTAAATGATTTACGACTTTGTATCAGTGCTTCGTTAACTTGCTGACTACGGATCTGTCTAAACTGGTCTATAGCAGGCTGCATTTTGCTGATTTGCTTTTGTTGCTGCCTAATATACTGTTCATTTTGAGCCATGTTAGCTTGTATTCTCGCGACTTCAACGGGATCTTGTGCTCTAGCCAATTGTTGCTGAAATGTATTTTGATAATTTTGTGTTTTAACAATTTCATTATACGCTTTTTGCAACCTAGGTTGAACTGTGAATTCCATTGCAAGAGTAAGACCATCTTGGCGTTGTCTAGCTTCATTGATGTATTCATCAAATTCGGCTCGCTCCACTTTTAACTGTCTTGCTTCTTCGTGTATTGCTGATCCTTGACCTAAAATACTCGCGGCTTTCTTAGCATCAATAACAACTTCTTTGCCATTCTTCATAAATTTGAATTTGGCGTTTGGGTTCGTTTCTGCGAACTCAACAAAGTCAATTAAATCTTCTGCTGTAGAATCAGTACTTTCAGTGCTTACAGTTTCCTGGGCATCTGCTTCTTGATCGTCGCTGTAATATTCTTCGGTGTCTGTATCACCAACTTCGGCTTCAGCATTGTTGCTGGGTGCCACAGAGGCGGATCCATCTGCCGATGTATCTACTCCTGTTGCAGTTTGATTTGGGTTAGAGATTTGATTACGCTGGGTTTGAGCCCTCATAGCGGTCATTTTATCTGCAATAACTTGGTCCAAACTTGGGACTGCGCTTTGTTCAGTGGCCGCCGGCGCTTGTGGCTGGTTAGGCGTGATCGTTGTTTCCATTTATTTTCCTTTTATGCATCGGGCACTTGATTAGTGTTACCAATGCGGTTTTTTAAGTAAACAGCTCTCTTTAAGCTGTTCACAAAATTGTCAATGCCCGCAAGTTCGTTACTTAAAGCGATCCTACGAGCGTTGTCATCTGGCCCATGACTACGAATGGTGGCTAACTCATCAGCCAGACTAAATTTAAAATGATGAACAAACATTGCTAAATCTTTGTTCTTTAATAATCCTTCAGCAGTACTACCGTAATGTCTAATTTGATCCTTTTGAGATGTTGTTAGCTTACTGGGTTGACTGATATCAACTGTTAGTCTGCTGTTGTAAAAATCTATTGTGTCTTTTTCTATCATATGCTATTCTATAGTGTTATTTAGTATTAAGAATAAACCTTTGGGTCGCCCATGGCCAGTGCCATAAAGTCTAATTGACTTTCAGCATCTTGACCTGCAACTTCTGCGGCAATCTGTTGTGCTTTGACCTGTGCAAGTTCTGCATCAGCCAAATACTTTTTGTCTTGTGGGCTTGGTCCTTTACCTGCTTGACTTTCCTGTGCTTGTTTCATCATGGCGGCAATTTCTTCATTGCTTGGCAAGTAAACATCACAGTCTTTAACACCTAATGTATATAGTGTATCAGCATAGGGCTTTTTAACTTTCTTATACATTTCTGGTGTCATAATACCTTGTTGAACCATACCTTGTACGCTTTGTAATAAACCACTTTGACATTTTTGGATTAGTTGTAATCTGTTCAATGAATTTTCTTCACTCATCATACCAACAGCCAATTCTAGTTGTAGTTGTTTACGATCAGTCATTGAAGTCATTTCATCCCAGGCAACATAGTCCATGAACTCTGGCTTGCGGTCAGGACGACATTGTCCAGCAATCTTTTTAACACCAAAGTCATCACCATACTGTATCAATGTACGCCATATCAAATATAATGATTCTTTTAAGCCTTCTGCGGCATTGCGAATAGTATTGTCTTGAATGATTTGATTTGGACTTAGTGCTAGTTGTAGTTTAACACCGCTGTTACCAGCAGCCATAACTTCTGGATTGAATACGTCTTGTGGAGTAGTCATACCAACCATGGCCATTGTATCTTGTTGGATACGTGTCATTGATGTTTCCAAGAAGTTTAAGTTACCACTTGGAGGAGGAATTTGGTAAATGTCTTTGGCTGGATCAAACTTTGAATCTAAAATAAAGATAGCACTTTCGCCGTCTTGTAGCATTTCAAAGTCTAGTCTATCTGGCTTAACACCAATACGTGGTGTAGCAGTTAGCAAGCCTAGTTGTATTTCTGCACGAGCCGCCGATGTGCTGTATTCCTGCATTGGAATAACTGACTCTCCTATGGACATTCCATAAAAATTGCCAGGTAATGGTTTTGGACACATGTTAGCCACAGGAATAAATTCTACTTCACGGGCACTGATAATATAACTACCTGAATAGATAACTTCAACAAGTTCTAGTTCACCATCACCATCAATGTCAAATCTATTCCATACTGTGACAATACTTACTTGACGGCTGTCTGGATCTGCACTTGCGGCACTGCTAACTGGAATACCCATGATAGGCACTGAGTCTCTGGCGTGAATAGCCAAGTTGTTTAATACGCTACCTGCTTGATACGCACCACTTTGGTTGTATTCAGCATGTTCACGGAACTGTTCCAAATTGATATCAGGAAACATTTCTGTGGCTTGTTGAATTGTACAAGGATCATAAAACCCGCAGAATGGTTGATCTTTAATTTCTGGAACTGTGGGATCACAGACCCAATAGTGTTGAGCAATAGGATGAAACTTAACGTTGATGTTATAACCAGTTAGTTTATATTTTGCTTTATAAATTGTATTGCGTTTAATTGCGTCATTGATGATTTCTTCTTGACCTTCAATGTTTTTAGCAAATATTTCTGTTTGACCTGTGGCCAATGTAGCATAGTTGTCATCTTCATCGGCTTCACGCATACTGGCAATGTGTTTGTCCATTAGCTCATTGGTCATTTCGCCTTGTTGTTCGCCCATTAGCTGTTTGATCTCTGCTAGTGCGGCTTCTAAGTTTACATTGATCTGTCTTTTGCTTTGACGCAATGATGTTAGACCACTTTCAGCGGCTTGTAGTTCAAATGCTTTTAGTTGTTCGTTGGTGCCTTCTGTTTCAACATAACGATCAATCTTTTCACGCACTGGTTTGATCATCATCATACCATTTTTGTGCATGGCAGCATCCATGACCCAACGCTCAAGGATAAAGTGCGGATCATTCATTTGGTTAACTACTTTGCTGACCATGTCAGTGGCTTGACGTGCGGCTGCTTCGTCATATTCACCTTCAGCTACGAATTCAAAGTTAATTTCGCCATTGGGCATAAGTCCTTTGGCAATAACTGCTGTGGCATAATCAACAATAGGTTTAACTGTGGGGTGAATGTAGTCAATACCGTTTACAGGTGCAGTACTTTCAGTGACTGCTAAACACAAATAATGGTAGTCCACGGCCCTGTTTACAGCATTTTTAGTTCCCAAGTATCTTAGGTAACTGGCCATCTTGGTATCCATCATGTTTTTCATACGCACAAAATTGGCGTTGAGTTTCTTATTTTGATTGATGTCCTGTAGCGGTATATTTTTAATGTCCAACATTGTGGGTTTTCCTTAGCTAATGTATTATTTAGCGTTATCTTTGGGGGCTTCGTCTTTGGCAGGTTCTTCCTTGACGGGTTCTTCTTTGGGTTTGTCTTTTTTAAAAATAGCATCCCAATTATCCCATATCTTGGCTATGTCTTCTTTGCGTCTATTTGATCCTTTTCCCATTAAAATTCTCCTGGCATAATAATTTGTGGACGAGTTAATTCATCCTGTAAATCGCAGGCATGGCATTTAGAGTCAATGGCATCCTCATCTTCCATTTCATATATTGTATGAGGCGTACCTGCTAACATTGCGGCTTGTTCAAATGCTTTTGCGTGTTTTTCGCATAAGATCATTGTGTTTTGTTCTATAGCACAAATAAACATTATAATGCATCCTTTAATGCTTTAAGTTGTTCGTGATCTAGAAACATCTCAAATCTACGATCAAATATGCTTTGACTTATTAGTTGGATGTGCCAAACATCAGTAGCTTCAACCCAAGTTTTTTTTACTTTAAGTTTATAATCATCGTTGTTGATAATATCAAATTCTTCTTGTGGTTTACCTTGACTATATACCATAAATTGTCCTTGTCTCATTGCTTGTCCTTATTCTGCGCTGTATGTCTTTTTCCACGCAGGTCTATTCTGTTCATCATCACGACGCATGTATCTATTGCGCTGTGTTGCCATACGCTCTTGGGGTGTTTTATTATCCCAAGGTTCAGCTATACCTTGTAAGCAAGCCAGTAAAGCATAACGAGCACTGTCAATGCAGTCATCTGGATCACTAAATCTTCCTTTTTCATCTACATAGTAGTTAGTTGCTTCACTCAAGAAATTAGTGCAATTTTCATTGACCATTAAGCTGCCTACTTCCAACATTTGACGCATTTGGTTTATGCCATAGGCTTTGTGATTAGTTACACGCCCTTGGCTGTCTGGAGGATTCATAATTGCTTTATCATAGACGTTGAGTTCGTAACTTTCAAACAGTTCACGAATACTGTTAGCACTCATAGTGTATCTGCCAGCAGTGCTTGCGTCAGCAGGTAAAACAATAGGAGTGCCAAACACTTCAGGACGAAGTAAATGATTAATATACTGTGTGGGCACAGCTTCTTCAATGCCCTGCACAACAATCTGTCTATGTAAGAAAGCAGTACGCTCATGAGGTTCCCAATACATTAATGATATCACTGTTTTGTCATTGACCAAACCCAAGTCTAAGGCAATAACACGTTGTATGCGGCTCATACGTGAAAAGTCAATGTCGCCTGTTTTATAAGTAGGCCAATTAGCAATTTGGAATACTGCGCCTTTACCCATTACTGGTTTACCAGCAATACGTGCTTCACGTTCGTGTGGTAAGTAGTCTCGTTCTAATTGACGTCGTGTTTCATACAATAAGAATGGTAAGCCCCATGGATCATGTTCAGGCACGTCATCCCAACTTACTCTAATGTATTCATAGCCTTCTTCTTTGTTCCAAAACTTACTTACTAGTCCGTTGAGTCCTTTGAGCGGTGTAAACGAACATAGAACTTTACCCTGCGTGGTAGCAGTTCGCGTAACAATCTCACTGAAAAAGTCGTCGGGTGGTTGCTCATCAAATACTGCCAGGTTTAATTTAAATCCTTGAAGTTGTCTTACTTCTTGGGTGTAGTTAGCGAATAGCAAGTAACTATTAGAGCCAGACACGTGCCTAATTTCGCAGCCGATATTGTTGGCTCCATCATTACGCATAGTGTCAACAACAATGCAATCACGAGGTATTGCACCTGTGCCCAAATTGTCTGTAATTTTAACATCCTGTGTTCCTAGTAATTCATTTTGTAATACTAACGCGACCTGACTCCAGCCCTCACCTGCTACCATACAAGTAATCGGTTTATTAAAACGATGTCCTGTCCACCATTCTGGATATAAGCCAGTTAAGTGCATGGCAGTTTCATAGCATGTGCTAACTGTTTTACCAATCCTGTTTGCCGCTAGTATTCCACGACGTTCACTGGCACCAGTTGTAAAGAATTTCTTTTGGTGTTCAAATGGTCTAAAGTATTTAAGTTGATTAAACTTCATATCTTCAGCAACTTCAATGCTGAGATCCATGAGTTTACTTTTTAAATCGCCATTTAAATTAGCAAGAGCATCCAAGGGTAGTTCATACTTGTCCACTGCCCAACGCAATGCTCTGGCCATTAGTGTTTCATTGCCCAGCATTACATTTGCCTTAATTTATTCATTGTTAATTTAGTATCAAGATATTCTACAAATTTTTTAAGTTCGTCATGACTTAAAATTAAGTTTATAATCAAATCTTCTTGATCATCTTGATTGAATCTAAATGTAAGTTCAAACTCATCGGGACCAGTCCAAATCCCACCTATGTCTATGGCTGAACTTTCATCATGTGTTAGGTTGAACATTTTTTATATCCTTGTGTATTTGATATACATTATGGAGTGCTTGGCTTAATGCGGCAATTTCATCAGCAGTGGCAGTCCATGTTTCTGGATCATTTAATGCTGTGGGCTTGTTAGTTAGTATGGCTTGTAAGCGTTCAGCAATCAAGCGCATAACATGTTCACATTGTCCGGGAAACTTTTCTATAAATGCTTCTCTGTGAGCGGCATTTACTTTTTGTAGAATTAAAGTATCTTTGACTATGCGAGCTTGTTGCGCTTGATATATTGCGCCATCTCTTAGAGTATGGTCTGTCATATTATGTTCTTAGGTCAGTGCCCCATGGATCAACAATAGCTTCGCTGTTGAACTGTCCAAAGTCTCTGTCAACAAATGTATCCCAAATGTTACCAGCATTGATACGCTGTGCTTGCATCATGGTACGTAGTCTGCGACCAACTGGAGTTAGCGTGCCATCTTCACGTTGAACTGTTTGCTCACCTGAACAATGTCCAATCCATTTAATAATCTCAGGACGCTCACGACCATACTTGTCAATCTTTGTGCCTGATTCTTTTTGTTCCCATGGACCATTGATTTCATAACTGATTGTGCCATCATTATATTTGCGGAATGTGCAGTGACACTTCTTACCCAATGCTCTAAAGTCTGGATCTGGATGCGGAACAAATGGACTAAAGAAATAGTTTTGTAGTTCGCTTTCAGGTGGCAGTGTGGGATCACGCTTGGGGATTTCAGGGAATGGCTCAACTGGAACCATGTCTGCGCGGTCAATGTATGGATTTTCATTACCAATAAACTTAGGATCAATGTCAGCGCCATTTAATACATCCATGGCAGTTTGATACTTTAGTTTGTTAGCACGACCTTTTAAGTTTAAGACAACCCCCGTTTCATCAAATACAAATCTCTCAAGTTCTTTGGCCGTGGGAAAGTCGGTCATTAGACCCTCCAAATCATATTCGGCGTTGCTCATTGATTTAGGTTGAACTCCTGCGATAGAGTTTGCTACTTCTAGGATTTCTTCTGCTGTTGTTTCGGGAGCATCGTCCCATGGGCTGGCTACATCTGTGGGTGTAGGCTGTGTTTTCTTTGTCATTTCATTTCCTTAATATAAGCAAGGGAAACTATTGTTTCCCCGCTTACTATGCTATAATGAGACTAGTGTCTCATTTGTATTTAACTTTAATAATTAATATTTCCATTCAACCATGGTCTTTTAAGTTCCATAGTTTGTATTTGACCTGGACCAAAATTTGATTCACCAAAGCCTGGTTCAGGCATTACACCAGGTTGCATACCAGGACTTGGCATGCTCTTACCGCTGCCGCCTCCACCACCTTTACCACCACCAAACATTCCTTGCATGTTTTGTAATGCTTGACCAAGTTCTTGATGTGATTGATTGGCCTTTTGAAAGTATTGTGATTGGTTAGGATCTTGTGCGCCTGGCATTGATCCGCCATACTGCTTTTGCATGGCGTTGCCAAGACTGTTCATAACCATACCAGGCACTTGTCCAAGCGGACCACTCATGCCTGCTGTAGGATTAAACGGTTGATTATTAGTAGTACCGAAACTCATGGTTTACTTCTTAGGTGCTTTATACTTGCTGGGCAACTTAGCGCCGTCAGCAGTAAAGTTCTTTTTAACACCAACGTTAGTGTCAGCGTGTAAGCCTTCAACTGCTGGATCACGGAATGATTGCATGTGACGACCACGATTAGCCACTGCATTAGTAACCATGTCTGCTAGTGCTGATTTTTCATTACCAGAACTGGCTTTGTCTTTCATAAAGGTGCTACGCTTACCACCAGCGTCCATGTTACCTGTTGTTGGACCACGCTTTTGGTTGATCTCTTTTGCCTGTGGGTTAGATGTAGATATTCTCATACTTGATTTCCTTTAGTTGGGCCACGACCGAAATTAATCTTGTCTGCGTTGCCTTTATAGTTTTGACCTGCGCTGGGCATAAATGGTCTTGTGCCCGGAAAGCGTCCACCGCCACTTTCACGAACTTGTGGATTGGCTGAACCTGGGAACATGTCTTTACCTGGAGTAAACTTTGGAACTACTGCGGCATCTGGATAACTACGGTCGTCATCGCTTTTGTTGCCCACTGTTGGACCACGGCTGCCAGTAATTGTTTTGTTTGGGTTTTGCATACCACTGTGTTGGTTGCCTGCGAATTTATTAGCACCACGATTAACGCCATCACCCTTCATGCCGTTAAAATCTAGATTACTATCGCTTTGTGTAATGCTGTTTGCTTTCATTTGCTTTTTCCTTTTGCTTTCATTGCTGCCGCTCGCTTAGTAGCGTATGCGATTGCCACTGCTTGCTTTGGAGGCTTACCTGCGGCGATTTCTTTTTTAACATTCTTAGTGAATGCTGGTTTTGATGTTGATTTAATTAACGGCATACTATTATTTAGCTTTGCTTAACGCCAGTGAGTTTGCTTAATGCTTCGGCAAATGCTAACTGCTTGGCCTGTATAGCGTCTGCGCTATCAGTTACTTCAATTTTAGCCAATGTATTCATAACTTTGTTTAATATTAAGTTGTGATACTTGAGCACAATGTTCTTATCACCTTCCATGCGAGCTGATATAAAATCTTCAACTAATAGTTCTTCATATCGTTGTCCGCCTGTTCTGGCTTCTAAGCTGGCCAGTAAGTCTTCTACGCTGACATGATTCTTGCTGCCTTTTTGGCGTCCAGCACCAGGACGTGCTCCGCCCCAGCCTTTCTTTTCTTTTGGTTGTTCTATGCTATCTTTTTTCATAATATTATTTAGCCCTATTAAATATACATTTACGCAAGGAAATGAAATGAATTACAATTGGACTTTTGCCTTACTCAAAGATGTTGATGATATTGTTAACATGGCTGAACAACACTTTCAAACAGAGATTGATTTAATCTTTAAACCAGAACCCGCAGTATACGCAAGGAACCTTGCTTATGCTGTGCTTAACCAAACATACTATCCAGGCAGTGAATTATTAACCATAGCCCGTGACAGTGATAATAAACTATTAGCATATAACTGGGCAAAAAGCAATGACCGAGCATTTTGGAGCGACGATTTTTTAATCAATGTGCGTATGGTTCATGTTAACATGGAATTATCACCCAAATTACGAATTAAACTTATTAAAGACATGATGCAACAATGGGAAGAACTGGCCAAGTTCAGTAAAAATCCAATAATTTGCAGTACTACTATGCGTCACGATCAAGATGGCTTCTTAAGACTGCATGAGAAAAACGGCTATAGTGTTCGCGGCAGCTATTGCTATAAAAAAATAGATCTGTTATAATTATATATGATTAAAATTAGTGATTGTATAACTGAAAAATTGTTAAATCGTTTTTGGAGTAATGTTAATAAAACTGATTCATGTTGGGAATGGACCGGACTCAAAAATAAACATGGTTACGGTCAAACAACTATTAGAAAAAATAAAAGAAGTTATAGTGTGTTAGCACATCGCGTTAGTTGGACCATATATAATAAACAAGACTTTCCAGAAGATAAACCTGTAGCAAGACATACTTGTAATAATCCTGCGTGTGTGCGTCCAGATCATCTAATACCAGGCACTGTTAAAGATAATGTCCAAGATGCAATGAAAAATAATAAACATGGAATGTTAGGACAGAAACATTCTCCGGAAACTATTAAACTATTCAAATCAATGAATAGATCCGCAATAGCTAAAGCGGCTTATAAGAAAATAAGCACTTAACAAACCGGCCTGCCAATTCCTTGATACCCCAGTTAGAAACAGAGAAAATCCCTGGGTTCTTGATAGTGCTTGTGCTCTGTTAACTTAATCTTCTAGAGTACTACGCAACATCCATGATGTCTTAGCCAATGTTAGCACACGATCCTGTGCATAGTTGGCTATTTCGTCATGACCTTCTTCTGTGGCTATTTGAATTAATTCTTCATAACAACTTTTTAAATGTTCAATGTCATCAAAAACTAAACTTAATAGTTCAATGCTTGAACCTTCTATGGCATCTAATGGAATATGACTGTTAAACAATACATCTTGAATGTCACAGGGCATGTATTCTTGTAGTGTTCTTAGTAGTTCACCAATAAAATCAATTTGATCTTGTAAGTCTTCGTAGATACCGCCTAGTAATGTGTGATCACTTTGAAAGTTTCTGCCCACAATGTTTACATGTGCAACATGACTTCTAAAGTATGCTACAAAATTGTCATTAAAGATCTGTGTTAGTTGTTCTGCTGTTGTCATTTTATTGTCCTGGGGCTACTGGGCCTAATATTTTACTGGCTGCACGTTGTCTTATACCAGATTTAACTACTTCTTCTAAGCGACCTCTGCCACCGTAGATATTTATGGTACGCTCATCACCACTGGCTAACAAGTTACTGGCTTCATCTGGTCTAATTGGAGCAGGTGTAGGACGATTTAACATCATCTGTTGTGCTTGTGCTATTCTGTTCTGTGCTTGACCACTGCTGGCTTCTGGACCTGCTTCAGCCAAATAAGGAGCAGCCTCATATAAATTTGCTGCCATACCTACTGGACCTGCTACTCTGGCTGCACCTACTGCCAATGGTTTAACCATACGACCTGCTTGTGCTAACATACCTGGTGTTGCTTCAATGTATTTTGCGGCATTGGCAGCGAACTGAGGATTGGCTTTTTGTAATGCCTGACCTTCGGCGCTGTTTAACCAACTCTTAACAGCATTGTTGCCACCGCCTGTGTTCCAAATATCGCTGATCTTGTCAGCTACTTCTCTGGGCACTGACTTTAACATATCAAAATATGGTCGCACTGTAGTTGTAGTGGGCGTGCCTCGCACTGGACTCAATGTTTCAGCACCCATACTCGCTTGTTTGCTGGCATCTATCATACCTTGCTTGATAGCACCAGCACGATCCATAATGCCCTGTGCTGGACCTACCATTGGAGGTAAGCCTGTGCCCATTAACACAGCATCTGCTACAGCAGTCATTGGTTTGCTTAGATAGCCACCTAATACTTCTTTGGCATAAGGAGCAACGGCACTGCTAATAACTTTACCAGCTTGGGCTGCTCCAGTGGGTGTAGCCATACCAACACCTGTAACTGTGGGAGCAACTGCGCCTAGTATACTACTATCGCTGGGAGCAACTGGACCTGTAGCTTTTTCTGGTTGTGCTTGAACTTCAGGCTCTGGTTCCTTGGCGCCTTCGCTTAAGAATGAATCAACATCAAAGTCTTTTTTCTTTTCAGGTTCGGCTTGTTTAGTTTCTTCTTTAGCTAAGAATGCGTCTGGATCAAAAGCCATATTAGTCTCCTGCTCTTTCTAGTTTCAAACGCACAGCATCGGCTCTTGGATCTTTTGGATTCTTCTGTAGCCATTGAAATGCTTCTTGTTCACTTGCTGAGAACTTTTTATAGCGTGGTTCTTGTCCAACTTGTATGCGTTCGTTGTCAATACCATTACGTAGTGTAGTTTTAAATATTTCAGCATTGCGTTTAAATTCTTTTTCGCTGATGTAAGGATCATTTAATGCGGCAATAGCAGTTTCTGCTCGCATACCTTCTGCTTCACTGATACTACCAGTACCACGCAGACCATTATATGCTTCCATAAATGCTTTGCCTTTTAACTGTTCGTATTTGTTTTTAAAGTTTCTAGCATCTGTAGTTGGAGGACTAAAAATACCTGTTAGAATATTTGGCATACCGATAACATCGCTGAAGCCTGGATGACTTAATACATCATCAATAACTTTTAATGTTGCTTCAGTGCCTCTTTCAGTTTTAGGCAATGCAACTCGCATATCCACAATCTTTTTAGCTTCTTCTTTGGCGCCAGTTTCAGCAACTTCACGTGCAGATTTTTCTTCTTCTTGGGCTCGCTTACGTGCGGCTTCAATGTCAGCAGGAGTTTGTCCAGCAGGAGCGGCTGCTGGTACTGGTGCTGGTGCTGGTCTTGGAGCATTAGGATTAACAGGTTGTAATTGTCCTTGCGGTGCTTGAACTGGTTGAACTGGTTGAGGTGCTGTCTGTGCCATTGCAGGTTGTGCCTGTGTTGGAGCAGCCTGAACCATTTGTCCAGTTTCCATGCTGACCTGTGGAGCACTTCCACTAACACTTTGTAAACCAAATTGTGTGCCGTGTTTAGCATTGAATTCACCAAGGTATTTGTTAGCGGCTTCTGGTGCGGCACCTTGAACTTTCATTTGTAGTTTAGCCCAATCACCGGCCAAGTCAATATTTTGCTTTTGAACTTGCTGTGCTTTTTGCATGTCCATTGTGCCAGTTTGTCCTTGTGGACGGAAGCCTGACATTGGTTTACGGCCTGCATCTGTTTGAACATAACTAACACCAGTTTTTGGATCTGTGACAACACGACCAACTTCACCTGTTTTATCATTAACAAATGTGCCACCAACAATGTCTTTCTTAGGTGCTGTGCCAGCGCCCATTGCATTAATCAATGCTTCTGGGCTTAGTGCCCGACCTTCACTGTCAAAGCCTTCAATAGGACTACCATTGGCACCAACTTTAACAAGATAACTCTTACCGTCAGCGTCTGTTACAATCTTATCTGTGCCAATACCTAGTTTAGCGGATTCTTCATCACGTAGTGCAGTCATGCCTAACATGCCGAATAAAAGATACTTGCCCCAATTACCGTCTTTTTTACGATCTGTCATCATTCTAGCAAGTTCGCTGGGATTCTTTTTGGCTAGTTCTTCTTGTGCTTTAGTTTGTTCACGTTGTTGTGTAATTAAATCAGCGGCACGGTTTCTAGCACGCTCACGCAACATATCAGGAACATTTTCATCTGTGCCTAATTTCATCAAGGCTGCTGGATCATTTTGATTGTTTTGATATTGATCAATAAAATCTGCACTGGTAGTTGGCTGCTTTTCTTGTTTAGCCAAACTATACATACTTTGTGGTGCCTGTGCTTCAGGAGCAACTGGTGCAACTGGTGCCTGTGGCTTTTCTTCCATACCACCAAATTCATCAGTTTGACCTTGGAATGTGCTTGGAGCAACTGGTTGCACAGCACCACTGGCTGGCGCGGCTTGTCCACCTAGTCTTTGATCTACAATGCGACGAACATTTTCAACACCACCATTGGCTCTTGCGGCTGCTTCGCTGATCTGTCCAGTTTTTAAATAATCACTTAGACCTTTTGCACCTAGAAAGTGAGCGGCTGCTAAATTGTTTTCTGTTGGCTCAACACCATAGGCTTGTAAGTATTTTGCGTTTTGTTGTGTATAAGCATTTTGTGCTTGTGTTTGTTGTTCAGGTGAGGCCTGTGTAATATCTTCTGGTAAGTTAGGATTTACTTTACGAGCATCTTGATAGCCCGCACTAGTCATTCCATATGTGCCATAAGCACTGCCTTTGTCTCTGTCATGAAAGCCAATGTCAGGACGGTTACCACTTTCTTGGCGTGCTATTTTTTTATTATAGTCTTCAGGCGCAACTGGACCTTTACCGCCTGCTGGAATCTCTTGTTTGGTTTCAACTGTTCTACTACCATTTTCATAGGTAATAACACGTTCTTCACGGGCTACACTTTCGTCGGCACGCTTGGCTTCTTTTTCAGCACGTTTGCGTTCTTCTTCTTCACGCTTTCTGCGTTCTTCTTCTGTTTCATAGCCAGCAGGGGCTACAGGCGCAACAGGCTGACTATAATCAGTGTATTCGTCATAGCCTCCATAATTTCCCATAATGTCTTGTGCCATCGTTTATTCCTTAATTAAAACTTAGGCGCAAATGATGCGCTCTTACCACTAGTGCTTGTACCTGTTGGACCCATTTGATTATAACTGGCCTGTGGAGCACCATATGCTATACTAGCCAAACGACCATAAGCATCCATTGGCACATTGGCAGCACCTACAATTTGATTAGCGGCAGCAATAGCACCTGGCAATGCTTGTCCACCATAGCCCATTAGGCTTGTGGCAGCACCCTGTCTTTGTTGAGCAACTTGGTTAGCAACCTGTGCGGCAATCTGTGCTTGGTTACTGGCATTTGCGCCAGCCATTTGTTGACCAGCCAATGCTTGACGTGCTGAACCTAAGTTACCTGCACCACCAAAGTTCATGCCTTGGTTAGTTACGTTTTGTTGATACTGTGCCTGCGCTGGAGCCAATGCGGCTTGTATTTGATTTTGTTCATAGTCTTGACCAAACAAGTTTTGTAATCCACTAACGCCTGTGCGTAATGCTGATTCGCCTGTTTCGCCTAGAGTTTGTTGAACTTGTCCTGCTGTACCTGCTAGGTTTTGAGCAGCCTTGGTCATACCAGGTAAGTTTTGTTCGTAGATGCCTTTGGCACCACCTACAATGTCTTTGTACGTTGGTTGTATTGTTTTTGTATAAAAGTCAGTTTGCGCCCTGATATAATCATTTTGCTCTTTACTTAGTGTTGGTATTGATTGACTACTACTTTTACCGAAACTCATAGTGGTATTCCTTTGTTTTCATTATTTAGCATAATTAACCTAGCCCCTTACTACGCAAGAATGCGATACGAGCTTCTGGATCTAATATGCTTAGATAACTTTGCTCTGCTGGACTTAGTTGCGGATAGCTCGGCTGTCCTTGTAATATACTTAAAGCACTTTGAAAGGTTGCGGGCTGTGCTATGTTTTGTATGCCCCATGCTGTCTTTGGTGCTGAAGGAACATCATTCCATGCTTGTTCATTGAATGTGTCTCCAGTTTGTAATGCTCTGCCTGTGCCCCAATAGAACTTACTTTGAGCATCGTTGGTTGTTTCATAGAATGGGCGTGTTTCAATCATACCAGGATTTAGATACTTGCCAGGCTTAACTGGAACTGTTACAGGAGGAGTAACTGGGGGTGTTACAGGGGGTGTTACTGGGGGAACTACTGGCGTTACGCCGCC